TGGAGCTCACGGGCGCTGACGGCGGCCCTGTAGATGTTCGCATAGCTGGGATGTCGGACGAGGAACTCGAAAAGTTGCTGGAGGATTAGCCCAAAAGTAGGACATGATCCGATAATAAATATTATGTAAACTAGACGTAACCCTGTAACCAGCATTATATAAGGGTTTGTGGATTTATATTATTATTTTGTTGGTTCAATTGTCAAATGTCCTTCACTGGTGGACATTTTTTCGTTCTTGATCCATTTCACAACCGCAGGGTTGTGACACTGTATTGTACGCACAGAGCGCAGCGCATACGCCAGCAGGAGCGCGAGCGCACGTATTTGGATAGGATATTCGCCAAAAAGAGGGGGTGGGGGCCAAATACCCCCGGTATGGATTGGCGGGACTCCGGCCGGTGGTACCGGTACTTTATGCTATCGCTACCCATCGATTTATTATTTTACGTATATTTATAAAAATTAACTGAGAACGGGAGATTTGCTATGATAATACCCGACAATATCAAGATATTAGGACATAACTACACCATAATTATGATTGATGATAGAGAAAGCGGAGATTATGGGAGTCTTAATCCAAATACCAACACTATCCGCTTAAATAAAAACAAAACTCAAAGTCAGATTGAGTCAACTTTACTGCATGAGATTATTGAGGCACTTAATATTAACCTTGAATTAAGGTTGGAGCATCCGCAAATATCAGCACTTGAAGCAGGTCTATATCAGGTGATTAAGGATAACCAAATAACATTTTAACCGAGGACGGTATCTATTATGGTTAAAAATATCAAAGCATTGAGAGATAAGAAGAATGGTAAAGTCACAATTGAATCACTTGTTAGTGACTTGCAGGATGATGCTAATAGCGGAGAAGTGAAACAGTTAATTATTATTCAAGTTGACCAAAACGACAGAGTTTATACTGGTTGGTCAACTAATTCCATAGAGGCAATGGGATTAATGCAGGTGGGAATTAGTACAGTTTATGCGGAAATGAAAACATAACAAGGTGATCTTATGACTGACCAACAAAAGGAAAAGAAAAAACTATCCGCTCAGAAGTTAAGAGAAAAAGCGTCCTTAAAAGTCGAGTTGGAATTTCGTAAATCCTCTAAGAGTGTAGAGTATTTTATAGATAAATACGCCTACATAGAAGATAGAGACGTTACTGATTTAGTCGCTAAACTTAATTTATGGGACGGTCAGAAGGAAGCGTTAAGGAAAATTATTGACAGTAAATTGTCGATTATTCTTAAAGCGCGGCAGTTAGGTTTTACTTGGTTGTCTCTTATCTACGGATTACACGGGGTTATATTTAGACCCGGTTATTCTGTTGTTGCTCTATCTAAGAGGGAAGAAGATGCTAAGGAACTTATCAGGCGTATATGCTTTATTCTGAGGTATTTACCTTCATGGATGATTCGGCACGTTAAAGGTACTCCGAAGCAATATCCTAACCCTACGTGGGATTCAACGGTATTGTCGGTTACTATCTATCATAAAGGCAAGGAACCTGCTGTTTTTAACGCTATGTCTGCCGGTCCTGACAGTGGACGTTCTTTCACGGCAAACCTTGTAATACTCGATGAATGGGCGTTTCAGATGTTTGCTAGAGATATTTGGTCTGCTGCTTATCCGACAATTAACCGTCCTACTGGTGGACAGGTTATTGGGTTGTCTACCGCTAAAAAAGGTACCTTATTTGAAGAAATATTTTGGAAGGCGTACAACGGCGAGAATACGTTTACGCCTATATTTATGCCTTGGAGTACCGACCCTAGACGTACTCAGGATTGGTATGAGCAGGTTAAAAAGGACTTACCTCATAGTTATATGGCAGAGTATCCAGCGACTCCAGAAGAGGCGTTTACTGCCGGTGAAGGGCAGTTCTTTAAAGAGTTTCGTCGTGATGTGCATACCATTAAACCGCTTAAGATACCGTCGTGGTGGAAACGGTTCTGCTCGTTAGACTATGGACTTGATATGACCGCTTGTTATTGGTGGGCAGTTTCACCGGAGGGCATTTTATATGCTTATCGTGAGTTGTATCAATCGGACTTAACACTAAGTCAAGCGGCGAAAAAGATTATCTCCATGACACCTAAAGACGAGAAAATAAGTTATACGGTTGCTTCTCCTGACTTGTGGAATAGACGGCAAGAGACAGGTACAAGCGGCAGGGAGATAATGAATCGTGCCGGACTTAATAACCTCCGCAAAGCAAAGCATGAACGTAAAGCAGGGTGGAGAGCAGTAAGAGAATATTTGTTAGTTAGGGAAGAAAAGCAGGACGTTATTACCGATGAAGGTATAAAAACTGAGATTTCTTTTACCGCTAAACTAAAGATATTCGATACCTGCAAGAATATGATACGTTGCTTGCCGTTGCTAGAGCATGACAAGAATGACTCAGAGGATGCGGCAGATACTCCACATGAGGTCACACACAGCAACGAATCCCTTAGATATTCAGTAATGTCAAGACCTCCCATTTCTAAGGATGAAAAGTTTAACTTTCCCGATGATATGTCGTTGTCTGAGCAGTCAGCAGTTTTAAATAACATTGCGTTTGAAAAAGAATATGAGAAGTTGCAGGAACATATTGTATGTTTTTGAGGGTGTGATTAAATGGACTGGAAAAAACCATTTCGTGCGTTAAAAAAGAAGGTGAAAGAAATAGTAGCACCTGCTATAGAATACGATCAAGAGACACTTGACTTGCTTAAATATTGGCAAGATCAGTTTGAGATTGACCGTCAGGCAAAGAAAAAATACGATCTTCTCATGGATTCATGGGAAAATATGTACAACGGTAATCGTGAGTTTGAGAATGTCAACAATCGGCAAGAAAAAGAAGCGAGAACGGTTGTTAACTTCCCTCGCTTAATTGTCGAAGCACTTATTGATATGACTATACCTGACCACGACTTTAAACCCGTTACTGCTGCCGATGAAGTCCCTGTTAATGCCTTAAAGAGTTACGTCGGTTATGTGCTGAGAAGTTCCTCCCCTTCGCTTGAAGAAATGAATATGTCGGATGAGCGCAGAGTTTCAAAGTTAGGCGGTACGTTCAAAAAGGTTCACTGGAACAATAATATCAAACGTGCTGGGTATGTCGGTGAGATTGAGATTAGTAACCCTCACCCGAAGGATATTATACCTAACAAGTCGTCTATTAACTTCGGCGACGATATGGAACATTATCATCATCCGGTTAACCGCACACAGAAGTATATCCTCCGTAAATGGAAAGATATAACGAAGGATATGTTAGAGGAAAAGTCGATACTGTACGCCGAGTATGACGAGATTATGGGCGACCAAAGAATAACTACCGTTAACGACACTACCGGAGTTTCTAAGGATACTGGACTTGGTAAATATACTATCGTTGAGACTACCTACCGGGACGACGACGGAGATATTTGTAAACTGTGGTGGTCTGGTGATTTGCTAATTAAGCACCTTCCAAAGTTCTTTTATCGTAGGGACGAGGACGGGGAACCGTACAAAACTGAGACTATTGAAGCAGGTACACAGGTTCGTAGGGGTTTGGACGATCAGGGCAATGTTGCCTATCGTGTTGTTGATACCGAAACTGAGGCAGAATACTACATACCTACCTGCTGGGATATAGTCTATCAACCTTTTATTATGCGTGATAAGTGTTGTTGGGGTATATCCATTATGGAAGATGTTTGGGATTTGCAGGAGAGTATTAAGAAAGCGGTCCATATGTATGAAGAATCTTTCCTTCGTGGCAGGAAGAAGATTCTAACCTCTTCCACAGAAATAGCAAGAAAACTTATGGACCCAACATCTGAAATAATCCATGTTAATGACGTAGGAGAGGTTAAGGAAGTTGATTTAAGTACAAATATTGACGGCATTCAATTGGTTGATAAATTCAAAGAATGGTTGCAACTTATAACCGGCGTAACCGATGCCTCGTTGGGCGTTCATCAACCGGGCGTAACATCAGGCGACCAGGCGCAGGCGTACATTAGTCAGTCAAGTAACAAATTAGCAATTAAGTCTGCTTATAAGTCAACCTCATACAAGACACTTTACCGCACTATTGCGGAGTTTGCGTTGGCGTTTTGTGATGATGATCGTCCTTTCCGCATTACCGGAGAGAAGGGCGAGAACAAATACGGTCAGTTTAACCGCTTATCCATGCTTCGTGATGTTAACGGCGATTTAATCTATCCTGACTTTGATATTGAGATTTCAGCAGAAGTTGGATTTATGAAGAATAAGTCTGAAATGATGAATTCTATTGTTTCTCTTGCAGGGCAGGGACGTTTTGAACCTACTCCCGGCAATATGCTGATACTGAAAATTCTTGATAAAATCGGTGTTCCGCACCTTAAAGAAGTTATCGGGCAGATGGAGCAGGACATACAGCAGGCACAAGAGGCCCAAGCGCAGCAGGAAGAGCAGGCAAAACAGATACAAGAACAGCAACTAAAGCAAAGTACTGATATGATGCTTGCTAAACAGCAGCATGAAAAAGAACTTGCCGTTATAAAGCAGCAGGGCGAATTAAACCGTCAGCAGCAATCGCACGACCTCGAAAGTGATAGAGAGGTTATGAGCGGAGAGTTGCAGCAGGACGCAGTTATGCAGTTTATGGATAAGTTGAATCAGATTAAGGAGCAGGATCCCAATGCCTTTATGCAGATTATGCAGTTACCGACAGATCAGCAGGTACAGGCGGTAATGAATTTAGCGAGTTAATAACGGAGAACCGAGGGGGATTAATCATGGAAAATCATATCGAAGATGTGAAAAGAGCAAATAAAGTTCTTGTTACTTTACAGTTCTTTGATGGCGACGAATATATCTGTAAGTATAATAAGGGTATAGAGTTTGATAATTGCATCGGTACGTTTGGTAAAATTAAAACATTTCAATCCGTAGTAAAGGCGTTATATCGCACTTTTCAGCAACTTATTGGAGTTAACATCAAGGAAAAACATAGCACGGTTATTTTTACCAATATAACTGAATCAGCGGAGGTAAATAATGCAACTAACTGACCAAGAAAAAA